TGCCAAAGCAAGGTTTACAAGTTCGGTGATAGCAGCTGCAGCGCGCCAAGCCTTCAAAGCAATGTTTGTTGCAATGACCGCGGTGGCAATAGCGCCAATAGCTGTGGCAATGCCGATGATCACACCAGTGTGGTCTTGCGCCCATACAGCAAAATTGGTCAACGCCTTGACAAGAACAGTGAGAACAGGAAGAAGTGCTGTTCCTATACTTTCTTTTAATTCACCGAATTGGATTCCCAGATTTTTGAATTGTCCCTGAGCGCTGTTTGCAGCTGCGGATGCAGCTCCACCGAATGTCTTAGACAATGCCTGCATTACCTGATCGGCTGATGCACCGTCTTTGACAAGTTGAAACAATTCTGGGGACAACTGTTTGATCGCTTTAGTGTTCCCACCAAACGCTTTAGCAACCGCATCAGAAACCTCTTGAAGTGATTTCCCAGTTCCGGCAGCAGCGTCTAGCGAAATTTTCAGCAGATCCTGAGCTTGTGCCAGATCCCCCGTCCCTCGAACAAGGCTCGCCAAAGCGGGGCGAAGTTCATCGTCTGCAGTGGCTGAGGCAAGCGACAACGTGGAAATGAACTTTTCGTTGGCAGTAATCTGAGCGTCGGTTGCGCCAGTTGTGTTCTTTAATTGAAGCGCCAATTGGGCTTGCGCGGCTTGATCTTCTGCAGCTGCCTTTGCTGCACTAACCCCGGCAACAGCCAAACCAGCTAACGCGGCCGTAGCGGGAATGAACGCTTTCTTTAATGCGAACGACGCTTTATCCGATGCGGTCTCTAATTTTTTAAATTGCGAAACGGCCTTTTCTATTCCAACCGAATCAAACGTCGAGACAATGGGAATCTTTACAGACATTAGAATTTCGCCATTTCAATAGCAGTAGTTTTTTCTACTTGTGCAACAAGATCTACAACTGCAGATTCAACTTGATCACGGGTCGATTCCCATGCAGGCCACATTGAGCGAGATGCGCCACCGTAACGAGCTTGCAAAGCCTGGACAAAAGGGCTAGAGGAAGAACGTTTGCCTGCCATGTCAAACATTGCGCCGTAACCAGTTTTAGACAGCACATAAAGCGCGCCAACAGTTTCAAGGTTTCCAAGTTCGGAAGCGTCCTTCGAACGCGACTTTCGAGTGTCAATTTTTGATGCAATCCCGCGCTGGACTTTTGATCCGTCCCATGTGCCAAGTTTTTTAAAGTTCCGATTCATACCAGACAGCGGTGCTTCTATCGGGACTCGAGACTTTGCATTGTCAACAACTGGTTGGACAACGCGCTTGTAGTTGAGATTGAATTCTTTGCGCAATTCTGGGGCGAGTTTATTCAATGTCTTTAGGGTGTCTTTAATACCCGCGACCTGAATGTCCGCTCCAACTGGCATGCTAATTCTTTCTGTTCTGCTCCTCTAGCACTTTACAGATAGTCAGCATGTCGGCGGTGTCTATCTCAAATTGTGGGGGAACGTACCCAGTCGCGACGAGGATCTCCGCGATCAATCTTCGGTAGGTTCCCCTTGGGTAGGGTTTTCAATCTCCTGCGAAATAACTTCAGGCGAATCCAACAGTTTCTTCAGGAACGTGTCAAAGTCCCCTGGGACAACAATGTTGTTGAGTTTCGCAGCTGTCCATGCCATAAACGCAAGATCTTCAACGCCAACACCATCGGCAAGGCGTGATGCTTTGCTTTTGAATCGGCGTTCCCATTCGACTATCACCCAAAGGTTTGTGGTGACTTCAAATGTTTGCTCTGGCAGTTTGCACCTAAGCGTGAGTTTCATTGTTTGCCTTTCGTGTCGGGCCGTAAGTCAGCCGATGATTATGGAGTTACTACCTCAGCATACGATCCGCCAGACAGCGTAATCGAATAGGTTCCAAGAGCGCCCACCGCGGTCGTCAGCGGTAGTGAAGCCAAGAACGTATTTGTGAATGTCATCGCAGGATTTGTTGCCGAAACTGCAGCGACTGGATCTGGTGTGATTGTGCATGCAACAGTGCCTGATCCGACTAGTGCTTTCAAACTGGCGTAAGTCTCACTAGCGGCAAAACTGGCATAGAGATCAAGCGTGATTTCGTTTGCTTGCAAACCTTGCACGTTGCTGTGGTAGTTCTTGCCGTAGGAATCGGTGCTTAACTGGTCGTAGCCAATTGTTACGACAGCGCCTTGGCACTGGTCGCTGATGTCAACGGTCGCGGTGGTCGCGCCGATCATCACTTTGCAATTAGAGAGATAAGTGCTGGTAGCCATGGTTACTCCTTGGGTTCTTTCTTTGATTTGACTTTAGACGAGGATTCGCCTTCTGTCGTGGATATGAATCCAGCTTCGAGCATCCATTCAAGATCTGCTCCTTCAACTGGGATGTATTCTTCGCCGGGTGTTCCGACTCGTATTGACTGGATGATGTATTTCATTTTTGCTCCTAGATCTGGGCTTGAAGGTTGAGGGACAATTCGTAGCAAGGAAGCATAGATCCGCCAACGTCAAGGGTGATCGGACGGCCTTCCATGGTTCCGATCCTTGCCCCGAAGACCTTGCTAGCGGTGTTTAGAAGGTTCCTGAGCGCGTCTTCGTTGGCTGGGCCTGTTGACATGACCTGAATGGGGAAAGTCATGCTTACAACGCCTGGTGAGTAGGTATTAAAGGATGGCGCGCCAATCAAAGCAAACCCGACTCCTGGGGTGATATTCCGCGGGTCTGTATAGACGGTTAGCCCTGTCACGTTGTTCAACGTTGTTGCCAAATCATTGATGGCATTGTTGAACAGGTCGGTATAAGCCTGAACAGCCATTAGGCGATCGCTGGCCGATCTATCCCAAGCAACTGTTTGATCATCGGGGTGATGCCGGGGACGGTAACAGTTCCCATATCCGTGTAACTAGCGAATTGGTCCATGGATCCGCGTTGGCGGTAATAGGCCGCGCCCACCATTCGAGTGGCGAGGGTTACTTCTGGGGATGGGCTGTTTGCCAGCGAATCCTTGTAGCCCGCCTCAACACGCTTTCTGAAACACCAGCTGTTAGCAGCGCTGGCACAAGCAACCAGGAAGTCTTCATCGGCTTGTGTTGCCAATGGGATTCCTAACCATGTTGCAATGTCATCCCAGGCAATCCAGTCAGCGGTGGATGATCCGTTGAATGTGATTGTTCCAGCGAAAGCCTGAACACGTTGAACATCTGATCCAGTTGCAGCAAACAGCACTTGATTTGGAACAGCAATTTGATTGTTGAATTGCAAGAATCCTGTTGTTGGGTTTACGCCAGTAAACAAATACTGGGGCAACGCCAAAATGGGGAACGTGCCATTGAATGGACTTCCAACCCCAGCAACCGTGATCGACTGTCCGACGATCAGGTTGTTGGTTTCGAGTGTCTGCAATACAGCGTAGTTAGATATCAGTTGTTTGGAACTGACATTGTAAACCTGCGACATGGCGGCTTCGCCCGCCTTTCGTTAGTCGTTGACTGTGATTGCTTGGATGAACTGGCTGTCGGTTGGGTTCAAGCCAACGGTCTGTGCGAAAGTTGCAAAGTAGCCGTAGTAGCTGAACGTGCGACCCAACAGGTCAGGGTTTTCAATTGAGCGCATTCCCTGTTGTGCTTCGTAGAATTCTACGGCTGGGGCATGAACTACCAAGAGTGTTCCGTTTGGCAAATTGCCGTCAACGACAATTTCCAAACCGAGCGGGTTCATTCCTGACCATGATGCTGCGGATCCAGCGCCAAGGGTGTTCTGACCAATTAAGCCAGGTGCGCCAATTGCTGGGAATACCGGACGCTTTGCTTCGTCAACTTGCGATCCAAGGTAATACCAAACATCAACTGAGCAGACGAGATGGGTTGCAAACAAGTTTGTTGTCTGTGAAATGTTTGCAGCTGAACCGTAAATTCCGTTCATCAAGGTTGTGATATCGCCAGCGGTGATATTCCATGTGTAACCAGATGCTTGTTTGTTTGCGGTAAGTGAATCGCAAGCAAGAATGTCGGTCTGCTTTAGATACTGGCCAGCGAGGTCATCAAGGATGACGGTCATTGCTGCAGGATCAGTAAAGTCCATTGTCTGTTGTGCAATGAAAATTGATCCGGCAACCGTGGTACGACTGACCTGGTTCGCATCCAACTGCATGGTTTGCGATGCAACTTGTGTTCCCTGTGTTCCTTGAACGCCAGCTGTGGTGTGTTGTGCGATCGTTGGGCGAATGAAAGCAATTCCATTTCCTTGTGGCATTGCGCGCGTTCCAAATGCATCGACTACAGGCCTTTTGAATGCATAGTTTTTGAAAACGGGACCCAACGTAGGATTTGGGAGCAAGCCAGGTGTATCAGAAGTGAGGTCTTGCTCACTTGCTGCTTGAATTGCTGTCTGCTGACGAATTGCAGCGTCTTTGTATGCAGCGTTTACTTTGTGCCATACATCGCCACCGCGGTGCATCGCTGCAAGATATTCTCCAGCTGATGGCATACGGAATTCGCGCTTTGCTTCAGCAAAGACGATTGGTGAAGTAGGGATGACCTGTGCTTCGACTTGTGGTGTTTCTGCGGACATGTTTTCTTGCTCCTTGTCGTGGACTTCTTCTTCAACAATAACAACTTCTTCTTCTGGGATGTGGATACCCTCATCCTCTGTTGCAGCGATTTTTGTGATGATCGCATCCTTGAATGCTGGACGGCCAGTGACCAGCGACAGTTCGACCCAGTCGGCAGCCTGGACAAGCATGGTTCCATCCTGAAGCATCTTAAATTTGGTTGGTTCAACGCCCACGGAAACACTGTCGATTACGCCATCTAGAGAGAGCTGCAAAGCGTCTTCTGATAGTTGTGTTTTGCTGAATTTGGCTTCAAACATCATGCCTTCGCCAGCCACGGATACTCGATTGGTGAGGATGCCGATGGCCTGACTGCTGTCATGGTTGAGATACAGCTTGGGGGCTTTGCCGTCTGTTG